GACAAAAGAAGTACCAGTGTATGAATTACATGAGGTTGAGTTCTGTCAATGCAAGCCCGTTTATGGCTCCCACGGTCTCGTGATGTGCAGAAGTTTTGAGAAAGCACGAGAAAAGGATTCAATCTGCCTATTCGATATTTCAAAGCCAGCAGCAATGGCCAAGTGGATTGGTGCTGTTGGTGAGTGTGGTTTGGCACTCGCATCCGGTGTGCCCGTGTTTCAAGAGATGTATCACTCTTTTGTTAAGCACGGTGCACCCAGCAAGCTCACGAAATCCGTGGGTTGGCAATGCGGGATGACCATGATGGCGAAGGGCCTTCACGCTCGCTACGAGCCGGTCGGAGAGGATGCACGATATTCTTTCTACGTAGCTTTTGGAATAACCCCCGATGAGCAGGTGGCACTCGAGGAGTACTACCGCAACTGGGTACCGGCACCCGGTTGTTTGTATGACGTTAATTTGGTGGACGTTGATACTGCTCCCTTCTAGTCAGTAAAATGACAAATACTTGTGGTGAATATTTGTGAAGATGAAAGGAAATCAAATCAAAAACAAGAAAATGAATCTAAAACAGAACAAAAAGAAGGTGTCCAGTGGACGGCGCAATGGCTTTGCGCTCGCTGGTGGCAATTATGCACCGGGTGGTGCGATTGTTAGCACACCTACCAAGGACACGTTCCGAACTACTGTGCGAGGAGCGGTTACTCTCACTAACTCCGTAGTTGGTGAAACTTCGAACTACTTCTCAATGTCGTTCCATTCGGGGACAGGCTTCTCCAACATCTCAACGTCGATTGCGAATTTCGGGGCGAACTATCGTCACTTCCGTGTTCGATCGGCGGTGTTGCGTGTCATGGGAATCACACCTCTCACTTCAGGTGGATTAGCAGCAGTTTGCTACGATGGGTCGCCTACAACGGCTGTTCCATTGAGCTTGCAATCGATCACTAACCATGTGCATAGTGTCATCGTACCCATTGGGGAAGTCGGTGAAGTGCATGTGCCTTCTAGTGCCCTGCCCTTGGAGTTCAAGCAGGTGCGTGATGTTCCCCCCGATGAAACGAATTGCTGTGGTGTCATCCAAATCGTTGGAATCAACACTGCACCTACAGCTGCAGCTTCGGTTGTTGTTGAGGTGTTGTTAGACATCGAGTTCAAGGGCTTCCAGTAGTTGTGTGTTCTGAATAAACAAATGAAACATTTTAAAAACTTATAAAAATTAGAAGAAATCCAATAGTAAGGATGAGTCTAGAGTCGAAGTGGTCTAACCAACCCTAGTAGAACTAAAACTTTGAGGATATCTTGTTAGGACATGTATTTTATGTATATTTTCGCTGCATCAGTGACGATGATGTTGTGTTGGGACTCCACAGAGTGGAGATGATCGGGTACCAGTTTGCGAGAATTGGGGGCTTACCGCGGATTTGTCAGCTTTAAATAGCACAATAACCCAC